AGTAAGAAACTTTCTCACCAGTTGCTGTGACACGGCTATTAAAATAGATAGCGTGACCTTCGTTACGCAATTCATTGATAACTGCGGATGGGTTTGCAACACCAAATACAGATTGCATTTTAGTAGGTGTCAAGGTGTTATAGGCGCTATCTTTGGAAAGGTAAGCGAGAACTTTAGATTTTGCGGACATAGTAGTCTCCATAATAAACACGAATCTCTATTAACGATAAAATATTCAAGAGGAGATTCATTCTCTCAAATTATGATGTATTATAACACGTTTAAGTGAGTGTGTCAACACTTTTTAAGGCAAAGAATATTCTCTGCCGCATTTATTCATCAATGATCCGGATCGGAAACAAGGGTTTCTTCAACCACAGGTGTAATGATGGCATCAGGATTAATACCTGCATCAATCTTGGTATACAAATCAACGAAGCTTGCCTTTGTATCATCATCAAAGCGGTTCAAACAAAGATTGATTGCCTTGATTTTATTACCATGAATACCAAATGTATTCACAATGTGTACCAAACGGCGAGTGGAAATCACTTCATCACAACCACCATCCAAGAATGTTTTACGAATGGTATCTGCCCACATTACCAGTTTGTCGGCAAAGTCATCGTCTTCACGACCAACAGAATCCAATTCTTTCTTAATGATTTTCTTTTCAACAGTAGTTGGTGGCCATTGTTGTTCGTATGTGTTAGGGAAACGCTCAAGGAACGCTTCGTTCAAAACATTGGTGAACATGTAACGACCATCATCTGAACCTTTACCTTTAGTATTTGCAGTAGCAAACACGGTGAAACCTTCAGCAGGTGTAATCAATTCACCTTTCTTTTTCAACATGAAAGGCTTGCCTTCAAGTACACGTTGCAATGAGGAAAGGTTCTGAGCACCATAATCAATTTCATCAATACATAACACAGCGCCTTGACGAGCGGCAGTGGTCACAGGACCATCACGCCATTCCATATTGCCGTCAATCAGCACATAGTTACCAAGCAAATCACCTTCATCAGTTTCAGGTGTCATTGATACGCAAATGAATTTACGGCGAGCCTTTGCACAAGCCTGTTCAATAGACATTGTTTTACCATTACCAGAATGACCAGTAATGAATACAGGAAAGAATCGATTTGATTTTACGATTGAAACAATATCTTCAAAGTCACCGAATGGGACATAGTTACGATATGGTGTTGGAATTAAATTAGCCGTATCAAGGTCTGTAATGACATTGACAATTTTATTCTTTGATTGTTCAACAGGTTTTTTCATAGGCACAACATTGGCTTGCATCGATATCAATGCGGGATTAGGTACAAGGTATTTACCACGACCAACACGGTTCGATTCATCTTTGGTAAACCATTGAGCACCAGAAATGCCTAGACTTGCACAAATGGATTTGATTTCTGCTTTGGTCACTTCAGCTTTGCCAAGGCCTTGCAGAGTGGACATAAACTTTTCACGGATTTCAGTACGAGCTGTCATAATAAATCTTTCATAATATAGGGTATATTATAACACAACAGGAGGTTTTGTCAACCACTCTGTTGTATTAATACAACACTCAGGCAGCAATGCCCTGAATGAACTTGGAGACTAACACTCGGTTAATCTGTTTGCTTTTATTGAATTTCATAAAAGCATTCTTGAGCTTAGATGATGTAAGTTTACCATCAACCTCAATTTCACCATCATTGGCCATCAAATCATTTCCACCAGAAATTAGGAAGAATGAATCATAACCAGGATTGAATGAATGTAAAAACTTCTGAGTATCCAATTTACGCTTCAGTTGTTTAATCAATTCAGCATCTATGTTAGCATCAGAACGCTTAGTGTATAGTGGTAATCTATTTTCATTATGGTAGTAATGTCTAATGATACCTTTTGAACGATGAGGAGGAACAATAAAGAAACCAAAAATCTTAGAGTTAGTTGTAGCGGTAAACCATTCAGCAACCGAAACAAACATTTCATTACCTAAGGTGTTAGCCTTAACTTGTTTTTGATGCTTGTATTTGTTATCTTGAAGGATAACATTCTCATATGTTGGATGAAAGTAAGTATAACCACCTTCACTATTGGCCAAACAATTAGTACAATCAGCATCACCATCATGGATAATTACCAAGTTTGTAATGTCCAAATTGTTTGAGCGTTTGAAGTTTTTCATAATTGCTTGTGTTGCAACCAAAGCTTCGGTCAAAGGAGTGTTCGACAGTCTTTCAGAATACGGTCTTTCAATTGGACGGACATAACGATTGCCTTCATAAGACTTCTTTAACAATATCATGTTACGCAATGCTTTGGTAAATTCAGCATTTGTCATTTTAGAATTTAAGTATTCACGCAATGTAACAGTATCAAACCTTAATTCACCAGATTGGTACATAAAACATTGACGAGACTCCATAGGATTTCCAAGAAGGTTGAGTGGTGCAGCAGGAGTCTTGGGGTTATCAATTGCCCATATGGAAGAATCATTACTGAATGCATACACATGGAATGGAATGTTTACTTTACGGCAGAACATGGAAAGAACCAAGATTTGTTCAATAGAACCTGCCATGTTATCTGACATAGAACCAGAATAGTCAAGCAACAGAATCAAACCATGAGATTTACCTTTTGGCACTTGCATGATTTTACGGAAGATATTGTCATCGAAGCGGTACGAAGCCAATTTGTTAACATCAATATCACCAGTATCAGATTGTTTTGCCTTACTGAATGAACTGGCAGCCTTACGCATTTCAAACTCTTTGGCAAGTAACGCAATGTAACGCTCATTCCTGTTACGGAATTCTTGTACAAAACCATTGATTTTATCATTCGTTATATAACCATCTGATACTTGGTTCGCAAAATGCCTTGACATCAATTCTTGCACCCGTTTTGCAGGTGTAATAATGTTGGACAAAATAGGTGTAGGCATATTAACATACACATAAGGCTTGCATTTTTCATCAAGCAACATCACTTCGTTTCTGCGGTAGTTATCGTCAGTTACACATTGTGGATCCAAATCATCTGAATCAAAACTAGATTCTTTTGATTCTTTATTGTGAATGATTTGATTGCCATCTTCCTCTGATTCACTTTCTGTTTCAGAATCATCATCTGAGCCAGATTCACCATTTGATTCTTCATCTGTGGATGGTTCATCTGATTCTTTATCAGAGTTTTTACCTTCACCATCATCACCGTTATCCGCTTCATCATCATATTCATAATCAGATTCGGAATCGGTATCTTCTCCATTTATTGGATTGCCTTCAACGTCATATTCAAAGTCATCACCAATTGATAATTCGAATTGCTCATTCTTACAATAACCATAAATCTTTTCAGTTACCCGAAGCACATCGTCCCATGTTTCAAGCATTTGAACTTCGCCAATCAATTGCATTTCTTCAACAGAAAATTTAATGTTTTCGCTGTATTGGCTTTTGGTATAAAGATTTAATCGGTCAATGAATGACATATGGTTAATGTCACGATATTGGATGCCAAAGAAATCACGGTCACTCAATTCAGCATAGGCTTTTCTGAATGATGATTTGAGGCCTGGATATTTACGAATAACTTTTTTCTCAATGCGAGCATCTTCAACCACATTAAGGAAAGCTTTGTAATTTTTACCTCTGTTTTTATCGGTAGCAACATCATGCCAACCTTCGGCAGGAGTATAGAGAGCATGACCGACCTCATGGCCGCCAAGCAAATCATACATGAAGCTTGACATATCTTTCCAGATAGGAAGATATAGAATACGATTTTTAGTATCAAACTTGGCAGTATGGATTTTTGAATGTTGAATGGTAAGGTTCTCAGTTGCCATCAACTTGGCAAGCTGGGATTTTTGTTCTACTGTAAACGCTGTCATGCAAAACCTTTTTGAATCTATGTGTCCATTATATCAAAACTGGAGGATTTGTCAAGAGCCTGTTGCGTAAAAACAACAGTCGGGAAGTCGCATGGGACTTAGGGATGGAGCGGATAACAGGAGTTAAACCTGTCTGCCTATTGGGATAGGCTGTCTCGGACTCTCCGCATTTGTGTCTATTATATCAATATATATGCACTTTGTCAAGCGTTTATCGACCAACCGCAGGCAAATATTTATTCTTTGCCTGTTCCCATGTTAGGGTGGTAAGGTCATCATAGAACAAGGTCTCATTATTGTTACGACCTTTTTTGACCAACTGCTTAATACGAGGTTTGGCATGTTTAGTTTTCCAAATCTCAGTCAAGGCTTCTACGCTTGTATCAAATGATTTAATCAATGCATCATCACCGATTCTATTATTGAGGCGGTCAATAGAGTTATCATACAGAGGTGACCAATAAATGCCTCGAGCATGGTCTGTACGAATCAACTCTTTAGGTATGTTCAGTTTACTGTACACAAATTGAAGTGAACGATTCTTATGGTCACGCTTATGTGGTTGACCACTTGCTTTCTTTGCGGCATACCACTCAAAGTATTTGCGTGTATGTTTTACTTTCAACCAATCACGGATTTCATAACGAGTATTTTTTTCTGGTTCAAATGATACAGAACCTGCCGTAAATCCCATCTTCTGCCAGTGGTCTAAGTTATCATATTGTGATAGACCATCAGCCTTGGTTCTACCATACAAAGATGTTGTTGTTACCGAAACAAGTACATCACCATACAATTTCTTCCATAGTTCTTGTACAGGATCGGCAAGACATAACAATGCAAGTAGTTTACCACCAACATAATTGAAACCAAGCGGTTGTAATGGAACAATTGTAGAACCAATGGCCGTATGGTTAATCATACCGCCTTGTGTCTTCAGTTCTCTAGGCCAACCAATGTGATTATCTCTAGGTGTTAAATCAAGGAAGTCGGATGAGATACAGATAACACCAAGATACTTCTTAGTTACCTTATCACGAACCACAAAGTTAAGGTTACGACCAATGTTGGAGTTGTTCTTCATTGTAGATGAGAATGTACGAATACAATTCCACAATTCAGGCAGGTCTTCTTGCTTACTGGTGTACAACATTTCTGGTTGTAGGCTTAGATAGTCATCAGGTGTTTCTGGAATCCAAAAGTTTCTTTTGATTTCTTCAATTGCAAGGCGTTGACCTTCATCTTCTAGTACCCGTTTCTCACCTTCCCATAAGTCGTTTACAACAACAGATGGGTACTTCTCTTGCACCTCACACCACTTTTGGTATAGTGTGTACTCTTTAACATCCATACCTGATACAAATGTCAGGTCTCTGATAATGTTTTCTCTCAATGCCTCATCAGTTAGAATTGGTGGTTCTACAAACTGTGCAGACCACTTTTGCCATTGTGTTTCAACATCATCTTTAGGATCAAATGCGTAAGCCATTATTTATTTTTTGCTCTCAAGTGTTTCTTAATACGTTTATCCTGTTTCTGTTTTGCCATTTTTAAGGCAACAGGACCAACGTGTTGTGTTAATTTAATACCATTCATATGGTCTAACTCATGCAAGAAGCATCTTGCCGATAGACCCTCTAGTCTGGTCTGAATCATCTTACCTTCTTCAGTAGAATATTCAACTTCAATCCAACTATTTCTTGGTATTTTAACATACAAACCAGGAAAAGAGAGGCAACCTTCGTTCTCTTTTAACAACTCTGCCGAAGCATTGATTACTTTTGGGTTGATACAGACCATATCAAAGTCTTCATACCCAATAACAAATACTCTCTGTACAATACCGCATTGATTGGCTGATAGACCAATACCACCATACATTTTCTTGGTAAGTTTCAATCGTTTGACCAACTTACTCATCAATGGGTTAGGTAGTGGTGTTGTGTGTTCAGGCATTCTGATACTCAACATCGGATGTCGGTCATCATATAACGGCAATGGTTCAATAACCGCTTCACCACCAAACAGGCCTGCGCCTGTATCAATTTTAATTACATCACTCATAGTACCCAACTTTCTGCAAAATTTTCAGCAGTTTCTTCATCAACAAATGTGGTTGAATAGTGTGTTCCAGCATCATCTTTTACCACAACTTTATAAGTATAATCATTCACACGGAAAACTTCTGCTTTTTTTCCGCCATTGTCACTATAATATGTGCTTAATAATTTCATTTTAATATCCTTGAAAAGTTCTTTTCTTTTCCAAATCTAATTACATTTAGGAACTTGTCTTGTAGTATATCACCCTTGTGGCTGATAACAAACAAGTTAACACCTTCTAACATATGGAGAATCTTCATCAGTTCTTCTGTGCCTGTAGTATCTAGTGATGAATCAAATGTTTCATCCAATATTAACAGGTTGGTGTTAGATGAATTCTTCAACTTAGCAACTGCACGCCATGTCAACATCAATGCCATATCAATGCGTTGTTTCTCACCTTCAGAAAAATTATGGTAAGAAAAGTCATCACGATGCCTCGACTTGATTGTTTCTTTAAACGATTCATCAAGGTTAAAGTTAACAAAGAAATCTAATGACGATAAATATTTGTTGACCAACTTATTGATGATAGGCAAATACTGTTTGATAATCTTGGTCTTAATACCAGTATCTCTCAACAATGATGTGGCGGCTTCGTAATATGTCTTTTCTTCTATCAATTCTTTTAAGTCTGATTCTAGTTGTGTCAAACGACCTGCGAGTTCTTGCAGCTGTGTTTCTTGTAGCTGTGTTGAACCTTTTGTCTCTCTCAATGCCGCAACTTCTTTCTGTAGTTTAACAATGTATTTGTTAACTTCTATGATTGAAGTGTTCTTAGTGGCAATATCAATCTGTAACTTCTGAATTGCCTTTTGTGTCTCAGCAATCTTATTCAGTTTAGATTGTTCATCTAACAACTTAGTCTCAAGGTCCTTTAAACCTAATTCGCATTGGGTTGTTTTCGTTTGCAAAGACTGTATCTGTCCTTCTTTAAACTCGGTGGCAATGGACTGCCTACACGTTGGACAATCATCATTGTGTTGAAAGAAACTAATATCTTTCTGAAACTTGGAAAGATTGCTTTCAATCTGCGATTCAAGTTTGCCAAGTTTTTTGACCTTACTCTCAGTTTCAGTTTGTAATGCCACATCGGCAGAGTAGAGCTCAACTTGTCCTGTTGCGTTAGCAATGTCTGCATGTAAGGCTTGTATGGTCTGGTTGCTATTAAGTATTTCACTCTCATACTCTTTCACCTTGTCATCGTTGTTTTGTTTCAACTCATCAATATGTTTTTTCTCTAAATCATATTTCTGTTTAGTTAAATCAATATCATACTTCTTGGTTGAAATGCCATCTTTGTTGACTGACAACCTATCCTTTACAATACCATTCATTGTAGAAAAGATTTGAATATCTAATAAGTCTTCAATGATGTTTCTTCTATCAGAGGCGGACAACTGCATAAAAGGAACAAACGAAGCAGAACCAAGAATAACAATCTGTGTGAATGACTTATAGTTCATCTTTAGAATAAACTTCTCCAAGTATTCTTGGTAGTCTCTCACAGCTGCATCTTGGTTTAACAATTCACCATTACAGTAAATCTCAAACACATTTGGTTTGATACCACGGATAATCTTGTATGATTTGTTGTGAACATCTAGTTCAACTTCAACCACACAATCTTTACCATTGATTGAGTTAATCAATTGCGGCTTATTCACATTACGAAAAGCCTTACCAAAAAGACCAAAGCACAACGCATCTAGCATTGTGCTCTTGCCAGAACCATTCTCACCAACTACTAATGTATTTGCTTGTGCAGAAAGGTTTATCTCAGTAAAATAATTTCCAGTTGAAAGAAGGTTCTTCCAACGAACATAACGAAAATTAATCATTTATCTAAATTTAGGTCCATTAACCCATACAACAAGAGATTTACGAACGCCTTTAGTTACAGGTGCCACACGATGAATTAGAAAAGAAGGAAACAAAATCAATCGGCCTTTACCAGTGGGAATTAACTCCGCATCTTTCTCTTGAGCGGTGTTCATATAAAATTCACCACCTTCAAAGTCATCATTTAACACCAGAGTAACAGAAAGTTTTCTAGTTTCAAACATGCTTAATGGTTTATTTTTACCCATAATAGTGTCCATATGAAAATCATATTTGCCACCTTCATGTGATTGGTATTCTGTGTATTGAAATGAATCGTATCCATTTAAATCATAATTAAAAAATTGTTCATTTAAAGCGTCAACAACATAATTAATTCTTTGGAATATCCACAAAGTGTTTTCATTTGTTGGATCATAATTATAAAACTTCACATCTGATACACGAACCTTTTCATTTGGTTCTTGCATCACTTCACCAGTAATTGGATCTTTTTTACCTACAGTGGTGCCTCTTTCAACGCCTTGTTCTGTAAAATATTTACAAACTTTATCCAATTCTTCAGGATTGAAAGCTCCATCCCAATATGCCCATGGATAAGATAAAACTGCTCGTTCAATTGGATTATTAAAAATTTTATTATATGCCATTATTCTGTTCTCTCTGTATTTAATGCCTCAACATATAGTTCACGCATTACGGTTTTTAATTTTTCTGATTCAACCTGCAATTGTAGGTTGTCAATATACTTAGACAGTATTGTCATCGTATCTTCAGCTTGGTCGATAATCTCTTGATCCACATCAAAGGAATTATCTGTAAAGTCCTCAACAATTGATATGTCACATGCACCACATTTGTATAAGTTATCTAACATGTTATCAAACAGGTATGGGTTCTGTTTATGTACAACAATTACCTTTACATAAGTGCCTTTGAGTTTACCATAGTCATATGATTTCCAAAAATTGAAATCTTGTTTCTCATCTGAGTCATCATAGGTAACTTTGATAAACATTTGATTTGGATTCTCAATGAATTCCAATTCTCTAGTAGAGGTATCAAAGACATGAAATCCTTTTGGATCCTTATAGTCAGCCCATGTCATTTCATATGGCGTACCTGTATAGTAGATATGCCCATCATCTGACTTGTGATGGAAATGGCCAGTAATGACCATATCATACTTGTTTAATGTCTTCTTGTCAATACCTACATCGCTAACATTGCCTCTGTCCATTTCAAAGCCTGAAATCTCAAAGTGCCCAAAACAAATTTGTGATTTGGATTCTTTAATCTTACCAAAGATTTCTGATTCATTCTCATCACAAAGCCATGGTATAAAATCAATTGACACACCATCAAATTCTTCTGAATAGAAATTATCAAACACAGCAACATTTTCATACTCATTCAATAACATACCTGATGAATTAACTTGAAGTGTATTCTTATAAGCAACATCATGGTTACCTAACAGAGTGTACATTTGAATCTGATGTTCTTGCAACTTATTAAAAAAGTATTTACGAGCAAGGTACAACGAATTGAAATTGATAAACTTTCTGCGGTCAAACAAGTCACCTAGTTGTACCACAACCTTAATGCCATTTTCTAACAGGTAAGGAAAGAACACCTCATCATAAAACTTTTGGAAGAACTTGTGAAAGTCTAATGAATCACCTCGAGCTCCAAAATGTGTATCACCTAATATAACTAATTTCATGCTTCTTCAATAAACTTTTCTAGACCTTTTGCTTTACCTTCTTTCTTCTTCCGTTTACTTTCTTCAAAGTTATGGATGAATTCAGAAATATTATCGTAAAGTTGGAACTGTTTCTGATGCCCGTCTGCATCTTCATACATTTCAAATTCGTCTAAGATACCAATCTGTTCTGTTGCCTTGTATTTGACATAGAGTTGTTTCTTCTCTTTCATTATACGGCGTAAGAAAGCATAATACACTATTTGAGTAAAATAAGCAAATGGATTACTACTCTTTGCCGGGTTAAAGTTTCTGAAATACATCAGGCAGTTTTCAATACCATCTGCAATCATCTCATCACGGAAAGAATAGGATATAAAGTTTGGTTTGCGTGACAAGTGTTCAGCAATCTTTAGAAAACATTCACCAATATAATTCGGTATTTGTGGGTCACTTTTACCTGCAGCCTTAGCCTCATCACATTTAGTTTGATAGTCAATCAATGCGGCAAGAAAATCTGGGTTATTAATATAGTGTTTTGTTTTCTTTTCAGTCATAGGTCAGTTTCGAATAATTTAGCTTTAAGGTTTCTTTTATCATATTTGTATTCAGGATAAGGACCATTCTTATCAACATAATGCATGAATACTTGGCCCATTCTGTAATCAGATGGACCTTCACACACTTCACGCCAATGGGTCAGGTCACAACCACGATACACTACCGCATCACCTTTGTCAAGCGAATACTCCTTATCTACCATCCAAATAGGCCAATTATACCCACCAGTATCACCCAATTTCATAGTTAATGAAATTTCACATGAGGGTCTATCTCTATGAGCTTTCAATTCATTACCTGGTCTATACAAACGAGTGTAGGTATATGTCGGATATAATTCAAGACCCGTGACTTCTTCCATTTTAGGTCGCATATGCTTCATTAAAGAATCAAATGCTAAATCACCGTGTCTGGAACCAAAAGAACCAGGCACTTGTTCATCACCTTGAATGGCAACTTTATTAGTACCACCCATTACGATTGCATGAGAAGAAAACCTTAGGTACTCAAACAGGTAGTCTGCTACAGCTGGTTCAATAAAGTTCTTTACAAGGACATAGCCTTGTTGTTTAAATGTTTCTGCATAATTGCTCATATTTACCTTTGTTTTCGCTTGACAACTCTGTTGAATAAGCATATCATAGCGGTGTTCCGTTTTCAGATAATTCTTTAGTTACCTTTTCCAGTAACCGTAATACACGCTTTCGATAATCAAATCCAAGTATTGATGCCTTTGTGCCTGTATCGTAAGGCGGGTTTCTACCTTGAGAATGGTATTGGTCAACAGTCAAATCAATTAGTTGGCCATTCAAATCTACTACCCACCAATGCCAGATATCTTCATCATCTAATGCTCGGTACAGTTTGATGTTCTTTGTACCAAACACTTTCTGTAAGCAACCAGAGGCAGTATGGCAATGACCGAACATTGGGTTAGATGCATTGCGTTCAACCCACTTCTTAGGTAATAAGTCAGGTGTCAGATTCATTATGATAATGCCCGACACCAATTCTAAATTATCTCTATTATAATCCATTACACATTGCCATACTTGCGGTTGTTAATCATTTTAAAGCCTTTGATTAGCTCTTGAATGCCTGCATCTAAACCATGTTGTGTTTGAAATCCAGTTGCCTCAAGCTTGGCATTTGACACAATGTAATTTCTTTGGTCAGGGTCTTTACCGACTTCTGCTTCTACAAAGGTAAATTTAGGAACATACTTCTTAATGGCCTCACACAATTCCCATTTAGATATGTTTGCTTCAGACAGACCTACGTTGTAGATTTCATCTTTCATATCTTCAAAGTTATTTAGCGCATGAATAAAAGCGTTAGATACATCTCTGACATGGACATAGTTACGTTTGAAGTGACTTTCAAATAGAACGGCACATCCATCTGTAACGGCTCGGTGTACAAAGTCGTTGACAAGTAAATCAATTCTCATACGAGGCGACATACCAAATACAGTTGCCAACCTATAACTGATGGAGTTTGGATGATCCATTAATTTCTTTTCTACTTCAACCTTATCTTTGGCATATAATGAAATAGGATTCAAGGCTGATTCTTCAGTACAGAATAATCCTGTACCATAGGCACTATTGGTTGTTGGCATCAATACAACTTGTTCTTTAGATAGGTAATCAAGCATCATAAAGATGGCATCTTTGTTTGTAGAAGATGCACCAATTGGATCCTTGTTGCACAATGGTGCACCAACATATGCCGCCAATGGAATAATAACATCAGCCTGTTTCAAAATTGGAAAGATATCTGATTTGATACGAACATCACCATTGAATACATTAAAGTTCTTCAAGTGCGATAATTGGTTCAATGATGTTTGACCATACATGAAGTTATCAAGGACAGTTACATTATGTCCTTTACTCAGAAGCATTGGTACAAGTGTCGAACCAATATAACCTGCGCCGCCTGTCACTAAAATATTTGCCATATTATACCTTATTAATTATTTCACAAATCTCATCAATCTCTCTTACTTGCATTGATGGAAAATTACCAATATAGAACCCATAGAAGTGGATGTGTTCTGTGTTTTTAAATTGTTCATGGTGCATTGGTGGTACCAAGTTCTTTAGATATGGTTGTCTTAACTGATTACCCCCACCTGCACTACCTCTACGAAACTCAATGCCATTCTCTCGCATTGCCGTCATAAGTTTGGCCAAATGGACATTATCTTTTTCTTTCATTATCAAATTAAAGGCATAGTTACTTGCGCCTTCTAATTTAAAATCAGTAAAGTATTTGTCTTGGTCAATCTTACGTAAGAACCTTTCGTTATTAAAGTTCCTTAGTTTAACATTTTCATCAAGGTTTGGCAACTGTTTACGACCAAGTATGCCACCTATTTCGTTGTTACGCATGTTGTAGGCTGCATAAGCAAAGATGAACTCAGGGTTGCAACCAGGATTACCTTCAATCCAAGAATCTTTATAATCTTGGTTAGATAGCTCACGAACCATACCATGTGACCGAAGCATTCTCAATGTTTGATATGTTTCTTCATCATCGGTACAAACCATACCACCTTCGATTGTGGTCATGTGATGTGCATAGTAGAATGAAAAGTTGGATGTTGAACCAAATGAACCAACTTTTTTACCATTGTGTGTTGCGCCATGTGATTCGCAAACATCTTCAATCAATGCAATGTTTCGTTTCTTTAATTCATCCAACAACTCATCAGTCAAGGCATTGTAACCTTGAATGTGTGATAGAAAAACTGCCTTAGTATTTGGTGTAATGGCGTTAAGAATGCCTTGTGTGTTCATACCCAATGTACTCTTGTCAACATCAACAAACACAGGTTTAAAGCCACATTGTAACACAGAAGCAATATCAGATACCCATGTTAATGGTGGTACAATGACCTCACCACCAAATGGATTTTGAATCTTCAATACTGTCAATGACAATAGATTGGCAGAAGCACCTGAGTTAACAAACACAGAATACTTTACGCCCAACCACTTAGACCATTCTTCTTCAAACGCACGGCAGTTTGGGCCGTTGGTAAGAATAGGGTCATCTTGTTTCAAATGCTCAATGACGGCATCTAACTCACTTCTCAATATATTATTTCGCATCAATGGATATTTCATAATCACCTCAATTAGATTCATGTATAATTTGGCTGCCATGTGTATCAAACTTAAATGGCACCCACACTTTAATAGAACTCATTTTCTTTCTGAATTCTTCCTGTTGTTTTGGTGGTACTAAAAACATAAAGAAAC